CAGTGCGCTCACCGTCGCGCACCACGGTGAAGTTCTTGCCCTTGATGGACATGACGGGGAACCCTGTACCAGCGTGGGCTGTCAAGTCATCGTTGGCAACTACGCGGTTGGGGGCTTTGAGGTAGGCTGGCAAATTACCAGCGTCGGTGTTGAATGGAATGATGTTACTCATTGCTAAGTTCTCCAGTGGTTGAGGGAATTACGATCTACGAATGTTTACCGTACGCTCGGCACGGTAGCTAACGCCCGGTGGGACGTCGTCATGTTCCGCTTTGTATTGCTCGACGGCAATTTTCGAAACACGCTTCTCTAACAAGTGCCACGCATCGTTGGCCTTGCAATACGTCATGAACGCATCGGGGTCAGCGACAGAAGCAGTCGTGCGAGTAGAAGTATAGGCGGTACCGAACTCAGTCTTGACTGATTCCATACCGGTTTGGTCAAACGTCTTAAGTAGCACGGCCTCAATCTTCTCGAGGTTTTCGTCCAATTTAGCTACTTTAGAGTCATAGTCAGCTTTGAATTGTGCTTTTTTATCGCGTAGCTCAATGTACTTGGCTACCAGTTCTGATAATTTCATGTGTTACTCCGAGGGGGTGCGAAGGTTACCATTGATTGGGGGTGTGTGTATAGGGGGTTTCACTGGTCTGATTCGATTCCTTTCATGATCTCTAGCAGCGAGCCTTGCAGCTTTTGTTTGGTCTGCAAGCGTTTAAAAATTCTGCGTTCTGTGTCTGAACCAGCGATGTGTGCGATCACTGTGGTGCGTGTCTGACCGGGTCGGCGTACACGAGCGCATGCTTGTTCATAGATGTCGTTTGAGTGGATGGGCGCAAACCAAATGATGGTTGTTGCCGCAGTGAGTGTTAGGCCGTGTGACATAGTGGCGGGGTTGGCCACGATGACTTTGTAGCGATCAGTCTTTTGGAAGTCGCCAAAGATTTGGTCTCGGTCAGCCTTAGATGTACCACCGTGGATGCAAGCCACGTTGTCATGCAGAAACGGCTCTCCGTCCAAACGGTTAGCCACCACCCTCGCAACTCCAGCGTCGCCTTCGTTCTTGGCGTACCACACAGACAGCTCATGCGCCAAGTGTTCAAGCACACCGGTGAGGGGCACGAACACCAGCACCTTGCCTTCTGATTCTTCGATCAGCTCTTTGAGTACGTCAATGCGTGTCTTGTTTGGGATGTGTACGCGTTCGCCGTTTGCACCGTACGCCACACCGCATGCGATCTGCACCAGCTTGTTGGCCTTGACTGCCTCGTTGACTGCCGTGACTTCACCGCCTTCATACTCCATGATGAGTTTGTCCAGCATGGCTTTGTACGCAGTCTTCTGCTCAGGTGTCATCTCAGCATCACGACTGATGAACGTTTGCTCGGGCAGGTCGATACAGTCATCTAATGCAAACCGTACAGCGGGCTGCATGACTTGCTTGACTACATCCACTGCGTTGCTACGCGGCACCCACTTGAACTGCGTGAGTTGCTTCATCACAAGCTCACGGAACTTGCCAAAGTATTTCGGCACGTCAGGGTTGGCAGGCACAACGATGCGGCACTGTGCCCATGCGTCTGTTGGTTCATGTGGTGTTGGCGCACCAGTCAGCCCCCACACACGACGAGGCGTTTGCTTGTTGCAGATGTTGTTCAGAATCTTCCAGCGATCAGTGCCAGCGTTACGGAACATGGCGATCTCGTCCACGATGATGAGGTCGATGTCATCGCGCAGTGCCAAGTCTTCTTCAATGGTCTTGATGCCGTCTGTGTTGATGATGTACACATCCGCTTTTTGTGCAAGCATTTTCTTGCGGCGTTCGCGAGTACCGTACACAACAGATGCGTCTAGGTGTGGAAATGTTTTGAACACTTCGTCAGCCCATGTGCGTTCCATCGTGGACAGTGGACAGATGATTAACGCCTTGCGCACCATCTTGCATTCACGCATGTAGTCGAACGCCCACAACGAGGTCACTGTCTTGCCCAAGCCCATGCTGTTTAAGCAGAATGCTCGGTCGTGCATCGACAAGAAGTTGGCTGTCTCTACTTGCGCAGCGAATGGCTTGAACCTACCGGGCCACTTGTAGTAGTACTCCATCGGGTCAGGCGCATTGATGCCAAGGTTGCGAAGGACTTTGACCTCGTCGGGCCGATGAGGGACGGCCACTAACGTGTCACCTTCGTGTGATACCAGCTTTGCAGTTGGCACCACAGTCGTAACCCTTGCGGGGTTACGTAATTTCAGGATGATCGCCTTTTTATCTTTTCTAATTAGCATGAAAGTCTCATTGCTGCGAGCACGGCCAGAATGTTTTCTTCTGTTGCATGCTCAAAATCCATGGTGTGTATTTGCTTACTGGTGTGACACACCCACCTAATGTTTCTGCCGTAATCAATTGGGTTGATACTCATCTCTACTGCAGCCACGTTTGGTGGAACGCGGTACCCAAAGAAGGTGTAGACCCCTGTGTCAACAGTGCGTATTGCGTCAGGAACCGTATTTATCGCCATTGGTTTTTCGCCATCCCCGGTTCGTAGCTTTGTCCACCACCCGTAGGTTTGACTTGGCATTTGTGCCATTGCCATCAAGCATTTTCTTATGGTCAACATCCTTACCATCTCCTTTTTGTACCTTGCCTTCCCGCATCAGCGCTGCACGGGCTGCGTTGCGCTTCTCACGGTTGTTCACTTGCTCTGGTCGTGCGTTGTATGCTTTGTCATACGCTGCTTTTTTTGCGCCACCTTTATTCATGTGGAGTCCTTTCGTTTAGAAATTCAACAAGTTGGGAAACATCATCAACCACGATGGCCATGCCCCAATGGTCTTTGATCTCTGCAATTATCCGATCTTGGTTGGCTGTTGTCTGCCCCTTCTTGCCGGGTGCTTTGGTCTCAATAGCCAAGAACTTGCCCTCCCAGCAGCAGATGAAGTCAGGGATGCCGACCACACCAAAGCCGTTTTGCATTGGCATGAAGTACCAGATGTCTCGCCTACGCAACTCTTTCTTCACTGCGTCTTTGACTTTGCCTTCGGGGGTTCTGGCCATTACTTTTTGTCCCTATAAAACTCACATGTCTTGACTGGACACCAGCCACGGCACAACCCGCTAGGGCGGCATGGCCATGCGTCACGCTCGTATGCACTCTCCAGCTTGCGCACTCTTGGTAAGAAGCCTTTCCATATGTCAGCAGCTTGGTCACGGTGGTATGTGGCCTTGTCGATCTTCTTGTCACGCATCCACACGAAGCCGGTCGTCACATAGTTCACCTGTGGGTATGTTGCAAACGTGTAGCCAACATAAAGTTCGAGCTGCTCGGTCAGCTTGCGCTTACCCGTCTTGTAGTCAAACACACCAGCCCTGTCCCTATGGATAACCAGCAAGTCAGCGATGCCTCGAGACCATGCGTTGCTCCAGTCAGCAGGCTGAAAGTTTTTGTCAATCGCCATTTGCTCTTCGCAGAGCTTTTGCCCGGGCAGAGCTTCGAACTTCGAAGCGATACCTTCCCACTGAGTCATGCCTTCTGGCAGGGGTGTGCCCTCCTTGATTCGCATCTCCATCGCAGTGTGGACTTTCTCGCCCCAGATGGTCGCCTCGGTCGGCGGCTCCGTGATGTCTTTCTTCACCCGAACGTGGTAGAACTGTCGGGGGCACGTCTCGAACTTGTCGAGTTGTGAGTATGTCCAAGCGGGTATGGTCATAGAGTCTCCGCCCAAGGGTCAAAAACCGTTGGGCTAATTTATTTCGCGTCACCGTAGTTTAGGCCAATATCGCCTTCGCAGGATACGGGTAAGTCCTGACACCACTTGGGTGGTACCGACATTGTAGCCAACATGAAGTCCAAACACCAGCGGCCAGATGACTTGGGTACAACAGCCACGACCTCGTCATGTACGGTCAGCACCACCTTGTAGCGGCAGTCAGCCTCGGGGTTGTCGTTCTTGCGCATCTCCATGTCGATCTTGGCCATTTGGTCAAACACCACGATACGGGCCAAGGCTTGCACGATGTTCTCCACCATCTTGCCGCCATAGATTTTCACAGGGCCATAGCGGCCATCGTATGCGTAGCCGTCCTCAGTCTTGTGCAGGTTGGGATAGCGGATCATTGTGCCGTTAGGCAGGTGGACACCCTCGGGGGTGCAGCGCAGTGAGATACCAACACCGACCTCAGTCTCGTGGCCACGCGCCATCACCTTGAGTGCCTCTTGGCATGACTTCCATATCGCAGCGATCTTCTCGTACTTGGCGCGGTACAGGTCAACAGTGCGCTTGGCTTCATCAGCAGGCATGTCCACAGAGATGCCGCCCATACCGATCTTGAGCGTGGCTTTGAACTTGTCAGCACCCATGCCGTAGCCTAGGCCAAGAATACAAGTCTTACCTACGAAGCCCTCAACCTTGTCGTTGGGGTTCTTCTTGCGGTCAACAGGTCGGCCATACACCACCGAAGCAAACGACGAATAGATGTCCACGTTGTTGCGGAAGTCTTCAACCAAGTCATCTTGCCCAGCCCACCATGCAACGACACGAGCTTCGATCTGTGCAGAGTCAACGGCCACCATCACATGGTTGTCAGGTGCCGTGATTGATCGACGCAGTGCCCCGCCGCGCGGCAGGTTCTGCAAATTCATCTTGTCGCCACCCGACGCTCTACCAGTATGCGCTCCCCAGTAGTTGAGCAGAATCGGTAGACTCCCGCGCTCGGCGATACCAATGAATGACTCGGTACGGGTTTCCTCAAGCGTTGATTTGACGCCGAGACGCGCAGCAACGACGGCCTGCACAGCTGGATTTGGATGGTCGGCGAGAGCTTTGAATTCTTGGTCAGTTTTACCAAACGCATATGTTTCCTTTCCAGTGCGAAGGCTTACCTTCATGGGTGGCTTAACACCGAGTTTCTCCAACACGGCAGCGAATTTGGGGTTAGACATCAGCGCATCACGACCAATGGACGACTCGATGCGTTCCATCAGTTTGGCCTTCTTGTCTTGCACTTGCATCAAGTGGTCAGTCAGCACACGCTTGTCCAACTCAAGCACAGGGTCAGTGAACATGCGCAACATCAAGTCTTGGATATACAACTCTTTGACAGGGTTCCACTCTTTGAGGATGTTGTACAGCGCATAGGTCAAGTCAACATCATGGCAGCAGTAGGCCGCGTAGCGCAGCATCTCTTCGGCAGTGAAGTCTTCACGGCGTTTGCCAATTGCATTAACGACCTCGTTACCCTTCTCATCGAACAGAAACTTCTTGGCCAGTGCGGCTAGTGAACCACCGACTGTTTGGCCCGTAATGGGTCGCGCCATTGATAAGGTATCGAGATAGTACTTTGGCCGGATACCGTAGCGCCATGCAAGGATGGCTCCGTCGAAGGCCATGTTGTGACAAATGAGGTATGACTGTTCGATGCCGAGGCTATGTAGCGTGTCGGAAATCTCTTTGTCTGTGCCTGTGACGAAGGTCGTTTGGCCGTCGTCGATTTTGTAGCCGAAGCCAATGACTTGGAATTGCGGGTCACGAATGTATCCCTCTGTGGTTAATTTGGAAAGACTGAAGTCTTTACTGTAGTAGGTCTCGAAATCAAGGGTGATTAGTTTTGGCATTGTGCTCTTTCACTTGTTCTAGTGTCCACAGATAAAGACCGCATTTGGTGCAGCGATAGATGTGCTTAACATCCACACGCGTAGCTGGCTCAACCCTACCAAACCACGGCGAGTGGTGGCGGGTGTACCCCCAATAGGTCTTTATCGTTTCGATCATGCTCGGTCGGGCTCGATGGTTATACGCACACGCATCACATCACCTTTGACATCGTTGCGCTCTTGGTACTCCAATGCAGCAGCGCGGGTCTCAAACAGTGCATAGTCAATATCGAAGTAGCGATCTTTGTGGTACACGTTGCGCCACTTGATGGCCCATCGCTTGATGGTCGTGCGGGGTTCTGGTCTGATACTCATAGCGGTGCGTCCTCAAGGTTTGGTGTTTTTCTTTTTTGTGTACTTCGCGGCTCCCGTGGCAATCTGTTCACGAGCTTGTGCAAAGAAGTCAAGTCCGTCGCGGGGAACGGCCACAACTTTAAATCGCTTGTCACGTCTGGTGTTGGTTGTTTCTTTTTCATAGTGTGTAGGCCACGGTACACCGGGCACTAAGGTTGTCTTTGGTTTCATGTCAGCGCACTATCCTCATCTCGTGACACCGTGTGCATTTGTATGCAAGCGGCAGAGGGTTCTCGGGTGGGCGTAGCAGTTTAACTGTGAACTCTACCCAATTGTGTTTGCATAGCTTCATGATATTTTTCTAACCTTGTTGTGTTTGTGATCGCTTTCAACTATGGCCAGCGCCCGCTCAAGGTCTTGGACTGTGCTGTTCTCAAGCTGAGCGTCATGTATCTCCATGGTCAGGTTCATGGCTACAAGTTCGGCGGGCTTACACACGAAGCGCATGTCACGGGCTACACCACGGCGGGCTACCTCGAGTAGAGCATCTTGGCCAGCACGGATTTCAACCGACCAATCTCTGCCCAACTCAGCACGAAGTCGCATATACCCCTCGGCCATGTTGAATGCGCCAATGAGTATGTCGATGTCGTCTTTGGTAGCCACGCCACGGCGCAGCTTGTCCATCGCATCGTGATTCTTGATCTGAAGGCTCGTGCCAGCGCTAATGGTCGTGACCTTCTTCACACTCGACATAACCCAAGAGATGTTGTCCATGCGAACGCCCTTGGGCTTGTACTTACTACGCTTTCTCATCTGCTGTCTAGCTTGTAGTTGACCAACAGTGCGGCTACTGCATCGGGCAAGCTGTCGCCTTCTTTCAGTACATAGTATGAGACCTCCAACGTGGAGTCAGCATGCAGCTTCGTGGACTGCTTGTAGTGTTGCAGTTGCAGCACCGTGCCATTCATGGCTTTGATGAGAGACACCTGCGGCACATTGTTGTGCCTTGCCTCGGTTGCGTAAGACCTGTTGTCGATTGATACCTTCTCTTCGAACAACCAGCTACGAAGTGCTTTTTTGATCCAGTTCATGCCGATCCCTCCGCCATAACTTCACCGTGGTTTTCATCAATCGCGCGCTCAAGTTTCTCAGCCACTGCTGTTGACTTTTTGTACGCCTCGATGATGTCAGGGTGTGCCTGTTCCATCCACTGATTAAACTTAATGAAATCGTGCAGTCTTGGTTCGATCCAGTTGGCATGAGTCGTCAGTGTTTGGACTTGCGCAGTCAGCGTTTGGACATGCGCTTCAATCGCATACTTGAATTGCTCAAGGCGTTCAAGATTAACTTCTCTCTTCAAAGCACCAGAGTGCTCGCTACGCAAGTTTTCCACGAGGGGCATTTGTTGCATGTATGAGTTCATATCAGCCTCCAAAGATTTGTTTGAGTTCGTCATAGAGCTTGCGTGCTTCCACGATGGACAGGTTGTTCAAGTCAACAACGCGTGATGGCTTAGTCTGCACAGGCTGTTGCATAGCTGCCTTAGTTGGCCGCCCCATTTTCTTTTTGGGTTTGGGCGGTCTGTTCTTGATGTTCTCCAACTTGGCGGCACGAGCTGCGTTCATACGAGCAACCTGTTCTTCCTTAGTTGCGCCAGTGTATGGCTTCTCTACATACAACTTCATTGGGTACTCATCGGTGCTGCGAATGTAGCCCTTGAGTCTGAGCTGGTTGATGCGTGTGGAGATACCACCGGCATTGTTAGGTTCATGCTTGTTGATGTCGCCCGAGGTGCATCCGGGGTTGTCGCGGATGAAGCGCCAGATACGCTCAGTCACATTGTTGGTAGGTTCTTCTGCTGCAACTTCCACAGTTGCTTCGCCGTCATCGTCGTACGCTTTGAGTTCGTTGAGTTTCATCTTGGGTAAGACCTTTGTAAAGATTTCAGTTTGCAAATCAGACATTTACTGCTCCAGTTGATGTTCTATTAACGTAGCCACAAACAAGTCTTTTAACTCGTCCATGTTGGTACAGATTTTTACTTTGGCAAGTTCGCCTTCGTTCTTGCTAGACCGCATGATGTAGCCGTTGTCTACTTTCTCTACCGAGATACGAACTACTCCTTGCGTATGCCAAGGCGGTCTTGGTTTAACCGAGGAAGCAGTCTGAGCAAGAATCCCTGCCCCTGTGAGTGAGCCTGTGTGCGGGCCCTGAGCAATGGTTTGGCCAAGAACACCTTGGCCCATGAGTGGATGTGACGCTATGGTATTCATTTCGATATCCTTACGAGCTTGCTCCAAGTAGTGCATTGCATCTGTGTAATCATCGTGCTGTTTCCTCAACTTGTCGTTTAAGGCACTCGACGAGCTTCTCCAAGTAGTGAATGCCTTTGCTAACTTCTTGAATGGATTCATCTTTGTTCCCCATACGCATGACGTACTTCAGCGCACCACCACGGTAGTAGCCGATTTGTTGTTCGATAGGCCATGTGTCCACCACATCCCAAGGCTGAACCTTGAGCTTCTTGTAGTGGTCACCGCCGACTTGGCGCAGGCTAGGCTGCATG